AGTTAAGAATTTTTGGCCGAACATATGGCAATAACGCACGAGCAATGATTTTGCTTCCAGCACTTTCAAAATCAATTTTTTCAACAACTTCAGTTGTTACACCAGTTCTTGTCTGATCTGATCGCACTGTAGAAGTTGATCTGGTTATAGTTCCACCGCCTCCAGTTCCTTGTGAACTAGAAGATGATGCTACCACACCACTCCATGTTGTTTGCCATGCATTAAATATTGTTCCAATTGCATCAGCATTTGCAGCAGAAAATGTATCAAAGTTTCCTTCTACGTTGACAATCAAGTTTGGCGCAATTTCTGTTTCAAACCAGTTATCTTGGTTAGGGTCAAGTGTGATTTGGCCCACCCAACTAGAGACTAGAACAGGGCAACACCTTTCAACTCTTGTTGCATATGGTTGTTCAAATGAGACAACTTCTGTATATGGGAGAGTAATAAGATCACCTGTCTTTTGATAACCAATACTAGCACGTTCTGTATCTGTGGTGGCCAATTCAATTAATTCAAAGCTTTTATTCTTAACCATAGGCCGTAATTCATTATTTATTTGATCAATAGAGTTTTGATAGTCAGCATGCTGAACATCGCCGACACGGTGGCCTTGAAAAGCATCAACAATAAATCCAGATTTAAATCTGTTCAATCCGTTAGCATCAGTAACCTCAAAACTTTCAGCATCTCTTTCCAACAAGGAAAGATGAGTATAATACTCAAGATTACTAATGCGTTGTTGAAGTTTACCAATGTCCTTCATGGTAAATCGTTGGTTCTTTTCCCTATTAAAGATAACATCAGTTGGTTTAAATGTATATGCCGGAATGAACATATCTCCAAGCCGCATCGCCCCATCTTGACCTTCTGGTTGTGATGGCACTTTAGCCGACCTACCTTCAGTAACTTTAACGTCACCTCTGAAGTTAATATCAACAACAGCTTTTTTCGGCAAATAAAACTCATAATCTGCCGTAATTAAACTGCCAGGTTTTAACATGTTATTTGCAGAAGCACCAACACCATCATATTGTCTATGGAAGAAATCAAATGAGTATCCAGTAATTTCATCTACAGCAGATTCATCTGTTCCTGCTCCGGCCGCATTTTCAACACATGGTCTAAAATCCAAAACGTTATATAATGGATATGTACCACTTGGTTGTGGAGCATTTGGATCAACCTTTGTAGCAGAGTATGTTGGAATATCAACATAATCCATTTGATTAGCAACATCAGAATATGAATCAACTGAAAGAAAATCTCCAGCACTATGTTCAAGATAATCATAAACAATTAAAAGTCTTCCTGTAGGAGCTGGAATGCCCGGTCTTCTTTGTAATCGAGCAATGTCATAGAAGTTATCTCTTTGACCTGTATCCAGAAGATAATCAGCTGTAATAACTTTATCGCCTGGTGTTGTAGCTGTAGTTGTTGCAGTCGCACCAGATGAATCTCCAGTAATTAGTTCATTTGATGAAAAACTTTTATTTCCTGACGTATATACAAATTTAAAAGGCGTACTTGTGGTTGTAAGTCTTGCGGTTGCACCAGAAGTACCACCTGTAATTATTTCTCCCCTAGTGAACGTTCCAACAGTACCTGTTACCGACACAGTTGGTGCGACAGCATCAGTATCATCAGCAGTAGATTCATAGACAACCATCAGTCTGAAAACATCTGCCCGGCCAAGAGATATATCTCTATCTGTGGGTCTTGTACCATAAGCATCAGTATTGCCAGGAACAACCTTTAGTTGTTTCATCAATTTGGTTGTCTTTGTTTTTTGAGTAACAGAAGTTTTGGTTAAAGTAGTCATAACCTTGAGTTTAGCTCCTGTACCAAAAACAGTAGCATTTGTAATTGTTAAAGTTCCTGTTCCACCACCAGAAAATCCAGTTGATGCACTAACGATATCACCTTGTTTGGATGATCCTGTTCCACCAGTTAAAACTGAAATAGTAAAGTCTTTTTCACTGTGAGAAAGAAATGATTCATTCGCACCAGCAGCCATTGTTACTGCACCAGACGAATTTGAGGTTACAATAAATTGTTTACGAATATTGAACTGTGTGTCACTTGCCCCATTATTTGTTGCGGTTAATAAAGTCTTAACTGGGCGTTCTGCAAGGTTAAAAAGAGAAAGGTTTTTCTCTGGTTCCTGTAGTTTACAGAGTTTTACAAATGATCCTGTACCACCTGTCGCAGCTGCGTTCAGCGCAATAGGTAGATTTTCATCTTCTGTGATAATATTATCACCATTATCAGCAGCATTTGCATTAGTTCCATCAATGTCTAAGAAAGAACTAGCGGTTGCAGCTGTAGTGAGAGCAACATCAGCAGTAAAATCTTGTCCACCGTCAGCATCAGGCATATGAATAGAACGAACCTGTTCAACAGACGGTGAGACTACCTTACTAATAGTTAAATCTGCATTACTGGAATTTTCTACAATTTTGTCTGATTCAGCTGAATCAGATAACGTAATGGTTTCTCCAGAGACAAATGTTCCTACAACATTTGTCAATGCAACAGTAACTCCTGTCGTAGTTCCTGCATAAACAAAACCAAATGCACCACTTGAGCTTCCTACTACTCTATTTCCTCCATTCGTAGCAACTGATTCTATCGTTGGACTTGGTGTTCCTGACAATGTAATTATTGTAAGTGGTCTTACATCAAAGAGAAATAATTTATAGGTTGCGTCAGTATCACCAGCATTACCAGTAGAATGTTCATATGTTCTTGTACGAGCCACACCAATTTGAGTTCCACTAGCACTACCTCTTGTTGTAATCGCCAGATCGTGTAATGCTATTTCTTTAAATGCAGTAGTTTCTCCAGAAATAAATGATACATCAGGCGTACCATATAAATTTGTTATATTAATAAAATTTCCAATTTCAAATGCAGTATTGCTTGCATTGATGCTTTCAAAATCTCTTGCTTTTTTAACATCAACATATGTAGGAGCAATTTTTTCTATTTCAAAACCTTTGACATACGCCTTACCAGAAGATACTTGTAGTGAAAGAAGATCATCACCAGCTGTGTTACCTTGACTAGTAATTGCACCAGAGCCATATACTCCAGTAAAAATTTCTGCACCAACACTTTGATTTGCTGACTCTTTTATTTGAAAAGTGAACGGACGAACTGAGTAGTTTCCAGATTCATCAAACGTTCTACGAGCAAGTGTTTCTTCAAGAATAGAATATTCTGTACTTCTGGTAAACTTTTGAAGCTTGCCCTTGGATATTCTAATGATTTCAATAAAATCACTATCGTCAGTAGAGGCTATATCTATAGCAGTAAGGGTAAGAGTTATTTTTAATCTGTGAGCTCCTTTAGCAGCATAATTGGAAGAACCAGTAGCATTATCTAAAAGACTTGTATCGTTTTCTGGTGTTACAATTTCCTCTTTAATTCTCAGACCAATTCTCACACTAGGATATTCAGCATATTTTGCAACTACAATTGTTTGAGGAAGAACTTCAACAAAGTGACCTCTTACAAAATATATACCTTCGGAAATGGCAGCCAAAACACAGTTGCCGGTAATTGGGCCGGTGGTGCCGGTGGAGATTTCCTGCTTGGAACCGAGGCCGACAAGGACAGTTTCTATATCGGAAGTAGTAATAGATGTGGCGTTAGCAGCAAATGCTGTACTTCCATGTTGAACAGCAACATTGGCACTGAGATTTTCTCCAATAATGAATGAGTTATAACCACCGGAGTCTTGTAGTCTTGCTGAAACGGTAGTACTTTCAAGTGCATTTAAGTCTGGTGTAACAGTTCCAACAGGAGCCTTACGCATTGCGCCTCGAGTATATACTCCAAATAATGTAGCGGGCTCAGTGGACGAAGCGGCAGTAACAAAACTTACAGCAAATTTAACACCAGTTGTTTCACCTGTCAATATTACAGGAACATCATCATTAAGATATTGTAATATATCAATTGTCTCTCCACCAAAAGAACTTTGCAATTTTATAAACTGAGTAGAGCCGTTCATGTTGCAAGTCAAGGCGCCAGGAATAACCATTGTTCCATCTTTGAACATATGACTGAACCCTTGCTCAATCTGGTTTTGAAGGGTTGATTGAAGTTGTGTTAACTCTCTAGCCTGAATTGCAAAGCCAGGACGAAACAATGTTCGCACAAAATTATTCTCTGATGAAAAATCATCATAATAAGGTGCTACATTAAGGTCTGTAAGTTCAGCCATTTATTAAAACTCCACTATAATTTTAATGTCTTCTATTTGATCAGAAGACCTACTGATTGGTTTTCTATTTTCCAGATAAATCATATCACCACTATCTGGGTCTAACTCTGGATTTGCATAACCATCAGTAAATGTAAGTGTATTCCCACCAGCAAGAGTCACTGCACTATCTGCAGCTGCATCTGGCGTTCCTGTCGAACTAGAAGTTGCACCTGTGACAACGTTTGCACCACTAAATGCAACATATGATCCAGTGGTTCCGTTTGTGCCATAGTCACCAAATCTTTCTTGTGTGTAATAAAGAATTGAATTTGCACTATCCCATTCAACAACCTTACCGATTGCACCTGTGGTAGCCTGACTAATTTTCTCATCTCCATCATACGTTCCTGATTGAGAGGTTAATTTTAATGCATAAGTCATTCTTGCCGTAGATTCAGTTGCAACTGAAGTTGTACCATATGAATATGGATTTACAACAATTCCTAATTTACGAAAATCATTTTCTGTACTAACATCGTCACCCTCTGCAGCAGTTAATGTTGTTGCCATCATCACATAATGACCACCGAGTTCTTGTATTGCGTTAAATCCATGACCGCCCTTTGGTGAGATTACAAGATTAACAGCTCCACCAGAACCACCTATTGCAGAAGCCGTAGTAAGCGCAGAGTCAGAAAAAGTAAATCCAGTCGCAAGGTTAATCGTTCCAAATGTGTAACCTGCACCAGCAGCATGAATTGTAGTATTTGTTCCAGCAGTTAAACCAAAAGCAGCAATTGAACCACTAGTAACTGTAATTCTAACAATACCACCAGAAGATGTTCCCTGACTTGTGCCGTCACCATAAATTGCGGCGTAGTAAGTTCCGTCTGTATATCCAGAACCAGCAGTTACTCTAAGAGCGTCAATCGCACCATCCGTTGCAGCTGCACTTACCGTACTGTCAGTTGTGACGGGCATAAAGTCTGCTGTTAAGAAATTATTAATCTGGCCACTGGTAAGTGTGTACATATATTGTAGTACATATCCACCAGATGAAAAAGGTGCGGTCGTAGTACTTGTCGGTTCTGATCCACTGTATGCTACTCCAGCATTGTTATCAAGAACTTTGTATACCCGATAATCAGTTGTAACAAAGTAGAATGTAGAATCATACAGATTAGATGCACCAGAAGTTGTTGTATTTGAAGCACTGTAGGTCGGATCATACATATCAAATGTTGATCCGTTTGCCCAATCTCGTCTTGCAATAACTCTTTGAACACTAGATGAAGTAATTGATTTGGCAGCAATCATATCATCCCATGCAAAAAATTCATCAGTTGGGCCATCAATTGGAGTTGGAGGCGACGAGTCTGACCCACCACTTGTTCCAGAAGTAAACGGCGTACTTTTTCCTATGAAGAAATAATACACATCGTTTCCAGATTCGGTAAACGATTCTTCAAACTGCGAGGCGTTATGAAGTCTAAATTTTTCTGTGATAATAGCTGCCATGTCTCTTTCCTATTTTATATATTTATGATGCTGTACCAGAACCAATAATTGTTTTTAAAGTTGAACCAGATGAATTAACAATTAACAAAGTGGATGAAGTTTTCATCATACTGCCTGTTAGAACGTTTGATGCGCCCGTAGTCAACACGGTTCCTGTTTCATCCCCAAATGTAATTGTTCTGTCAGATGTGGGGTCTGTAACTGTTAAGGTTGTTTCGTGTGCATCAGCTGTTGCACCCTCAAATACAATAGATGCTCCAGTTGATGTGATCGTACCACAAGCTAAATTACCACATCCGAGTGTTCCTGTTGTTACAAGATTCTCATCGCCAAAAGTGATTGCACCCGAACTGTCTGTGAGTGACCCAGCTGCCAAAGCAGCAGTGCCAAAATTTCCCGTTGTACCATTTATTGTCGTCCCATTTACGGTCGTAGTAGCAAGAGTCGTGATAGTAGCAGATGTTTGTGTCCCAGCAACTATACCACTGATATTAGGAGCAGTTAATGACAAAACAGAGTCAGTTGCACTGACTCCAGTACAAAGACCAGAACCATCACCAATCAATGTATAAATTTCTACAAAGTTATCATTGATTTTTGCGCCACCAGCTTTTAGAGTATCACCACTACCATCATTGGCGTTTGTTCCTACTCCTAGTGATTGTAATGCCATCGTTTAAATCCTTCTTCTATATTATTTATAACGTTATGCAGCATCAAACGTTGTCTGTGTTGAATCAAACGTTCCAATAGAACTATCGAAAGTAGTTATTAGAACTTGACCTTCGCCTGCATCTGCTTCAGAAATTGGTAATTGTAATCCGCCCGACTCACCAACAAGACCATTTGCAATATTTATAGAATTTTGTTGCAAGAATCGAAGAGTGCCTTCACCAGTAGCATCACTTTCTAGTAGTATTTCATCACCATCATTTGTACTGTCGCCGTCGGTGCCACTCAATAAGAAGAACCCGCCCTCATTGTCTGCGACTTGATTGCGAAGAGTGGAGAACATAATTAATTTATCACCAAGATCACGGCCTCCTGTACTGTCAAGAAGCACGTTATCATTTTCATTCGCAGATGTATCTTGTACCAATGCATCTCCAGCATCAGACTTGCCACTATCTGTACCATCTAATAAAATATTTCCTTCAATATCAAGAACAGCAGATGTCCCATCAAATATAATAGAACCAGTGCCGTCTTCCAATCCAACCTCTAAGTCAAGCTCAAACTCATCTTGTAATGATAATCTATTAGCAACAATTTCAGTATTAATTCTTGCTTCTCTTGTGTATTGTGTAATATTTCTATTACCAAAATTGCCTTCTGGAATACTTCCTTTATCTGTAGTGTCCTCAAATTCAATCTTACTGCCTTCAGTTAAGATTTTCTCTCCTCTATTGAGTTGACCATCTAGTATGATGTTGACACTATTATCACCAACTTGTATACCTTCACCAATCAAAAGTCCTGTATCTGTTTCTGTCTCTAAATCTAGATTGTCACCGTCCTCTGTAATAAATTGTAAAAAGTCTTCCAACACTAATTCATCAGATGCAGCACTCTGTTCAAATACGATACCACCTTCTGGAACATCACTATAATTTCCATCATCACTACGGCCTTCAATAAATCCGATAGTGTTGAACTCTACTAAATCTTTTACAGAGAGATTACCGACCTCATTTATTTGAACACCAGATTGTTCATTTGGATTTTGTTCTTCTGAAATTCTATCACCAGCATTAGTACCAAGTGTATCCGTACCATCTAATACTAAATTATCTCTCATGATAGCTGGAAGTTTGTCTCTTAAACCATCTTCAAGTTGAATAGTGGGTGGATCAAAGAAAACGGAGCCTGGTAAAATACCAGATAGCAGAGGCGCACCATAACCAGCTCTTGTTGTTTTAATTTCTGGTCGAACTCTTATTTTTGTAATATGAGTAAGTGATTTTTTACCTAGAGTATTTTCACCAATTGCTGTTTCTGACAGAAGTTTACCACCCACTCCAGAATCTAAGAGAACAACTCCATCACTATGACTTGGCGAATTTTCAATTGCAATGTCTATATTGCCTTCAAACTGTAGGTTATCACCATCAGTTTCCTCTAGCAGTTTATCACCAATTGCAGTTCCATTTTCTTGAACAATCTTATCAAATACAGTGCTTCCACCGTTAGGATCAAGGACGCCCGGCCCTTCTCGCACAAAAGTTTTTGTATTTATTTTTTCATCAAAAATTAAGTTGAACAAAGATGCAAATTCTGGTGAGAATGTATCATCACCAGTATAATCAATAAGACCAGAACCAGTCGTTCCAACCCTAACAGAAATTTCACTTGCAAGACTTACCTTACCAAATGGTATAAACCCAGCTGGATGCACTGCACGTTTTAGTTCATTGATGTATGAAGAAAGAACAGAACTTACACTTACTTCATAGGAAAAGGCCTGATAGAAGTAAGAATCTTGAATACGAATAACACTCTCACTTAACAAACTATCGGTATTAAGATAAGAACCCGCTTGGACAGCTGTTGTTCCAACTGTTATTGTTGCATTAGCAGTTCCTTGTTGCACAATTGTTCCAAATGCACCACCACCATCACTAATCCTTTCATCAAGAAGGGAAAACTCAGCTTCATTAATTAGGTCATCACTTTCATCAGTTGATGTACTAGTAGTTCCATTTAATACAAGATTATCACCAAGTTCTTCGTCTTCTCCAAGAAGAAATCCTCCAGCATCAGTTCCAGAAGAATCCACCCCATCTAATATAATATTTACACCAGAAGTTTCAGAAATAATAAACTCACCCTCTTCAGTGATAAGTTCGCCCGGCCGAGCATCACCATCGAGAGCTCCATTATCTGATGAGAATAATATCTGATCATATAATACCTTGCCTTTTTCTTTAACATCTCCAGCAGAACGTTCTGTTATAAATGTCTCTAACCCTTCTCCAAGAAGCCTACTGTCAGGAGTATTAGCATGTTTGATGGATTGACCATAAGAAATCGTAGTATCTTCAACTGGTTTCTCATCATCAAGTAAAAGTCTAGAACCATCTCCAATAAAATTATTAGTAAGAAGATCAGTTACAGTAGAACTTTTGTTTAGAACCAATGCATTACCAATACTTTCGTTAACCATAAAGTTTGGTACTAATATATCTGTAGTGTCTTCTAGAACAATTGAACTATGATTATCAGGAAATTGTTGAGTTGTATATATTTCAGCTTCTACTTTATCCTCAGAGTCACTAGAAGATAAGAAACTACCATCCAATAATAGAAAATCACCAGCATTTTCAGTTGAGACTTCCATAATAACAGAGCTTCCGCCATTGAGAGAGGTAATTCTATCATTTTCTAAAAGATTACCATCTGTTCCATCTTCCAATTCAGCGATATCTGTTTCATCTTCGTATAGTAAAAATGTCCCATGAACATCAGCTGTGTCCGTAGCATCTTCAAATTTCATACGAAACTTAAACGGTTCTAAATTTATGTTATCATCAACGTCATCAACTGAATTATCAAATAACAGAATACCAGATTCTTGTTGGCCAAAAATATTTGTTTCTTGTGATGCATCTTCTAAATCAAAATGAAATTCTAGGGCTTGGTCATCTGATGATCTTTGAGTGATTCTATTTAAGTGACCATCAAGTAAAAACCTACCATCTTCATCACTAGGAATAGCTGATCCAGATTCTAATCGTATTCCAAATTCAATTGCAATATCTAGATCACGTTCAAGAGATATTTGATCAGAGTCAATTTGAAATGCATCAGATTGAACAACCCCAATCTCATTTTCAAGTACGATTTGAATTTCTTCTTCAGTATATGCATTCAAATCAAAACGAATTTCTTTTTCTTCAAGGACATTATATATTGTATTAATTGGCCCATGATCAGGCCTGCCAGGTTCTACAATATCAAAATTTTCTAATTGAAATCTTTCATTATATGATGTTGACTGTTCCAACGAAAACGAACTAATCGGTTCAATATCTACAGCTAATCTCTTAGTAGCATTATCATATGATTTAACTGTGCCTGTATGAGAAGATAACTGACTACCAGCACTAAAAGTTCCATATACATCTTTGACAATAAGATTTGTATCGAACTTTACATCTGGAACTGAATTATATTTAAAACCACTATCTGTTATTTGAAGTGAAGTTACATTACCAATATTATTAGTAACAGGAATGAGTTCTGCTTCAGTTCCATTTTTACTCGACACTGTAAGAGAGGGAAGAGCTGAATATCCATTACCACCGCTAACTAAATATATTCGATTTATTTCTGTGGCTTCATCGCCAGCATAAACACCAGCTTCAAGAACTATTCCATCAGTTGGTGTTTTAAAAGAATCTAATTGTAAAGCTTCCTCTTCTTGTAATATAACTCCACCGTTTACATCATCTTCAAGGAGAGTTTCAAACCCACTATCTTCTACTGGCCCATCTCCTCTAAAAAGATCATACAAAGTACTTTGTTCAGTTTTTGTGTGGTTGTTATTATTGGCTGGCATATAGAAAGTTAGATCAGGAAATTCGTCAAATAGATGTACATGAGCAAGACCAGTTGTAGTGTTTGCAGCTACCGCCCGAGCCTTTGTTCTATACAAAGGATAGTAAAAACCTTTAGTGGTACTATACCGCCTGTCAGTACCGAAAACTTGATAAGGTTCTCCAACTGCACCTATTGATGACGTGCCATCTAGCAAAAGTTTTTGTGGTGTAAACCCTTCACGGGTGTTGTTTTCAAGAGTTATAGTGGTTGATGTTGTGTCTTCAGTTAAAAGACGACCACCAACAACAGAAACAAAAGCTGATGCAATTGATACATTAAGGTCAACTGCATCATTTGTAAATTTTACCGCATCACCCACTCGATAATTTTTACCAACTTCCTCAATTATAATATCAGTTATCTCGCCTGTGCCTACAGAACCCACTTTCGCTAATGCTTGACCATTTCCAATACTTGTGTCCAGTGTTACATCATCGCCAACTTTATATAAAATTCCTCCAGAATTAATAATGCTACCACTAATAATTCCCTGTATCGTAAACTTCATAAGCACGTCAGAAGTTAAATCAGTGCCCGTAAAAGTTTCTGATAATGAAAATCCAGCTCCATCAATAGAGTCATCTCTCAAACCAAATTCAACAACTGCATCCGAACCTTGATTAAATGCGTTTACAGATATAATTTGAGCTTTAGTTCCAGATGACGCACCTTCAATCTCTTGACCTTGCATCTGACTAGCATCAACACCAGAAGTATCCAAAGTAGCCCGAATTATCGTTGGAACATTCCAGTTACCATCACTCATCCTCATCATAAATTTTGCAGGGTAACTTACAGTAGCTTCTTCATTTAATAAAATTCTGAAGAACAGTTTGTGTCCTTCAGAGGTTCCTTTTGCAGCATACAAATCTCTGATTTGTTTAACCAGATTTCTTTTAGAAACACCAGTTGCTAAAGACTCTGGAATAGACTCCATGAAAGAGTCTCTAAATGCAGTGAAGAAATGATCTACTGTATTATCTGGATTAACATAATCTAACAACTGTTGAATAGACTGTACAGGATTTGCTCTATATTTTACAACTTCAGAAGTTGCGCCACTTGTCTGACCTGTAATTGTTTCACCAATTTCAAATCTCTGGTTTGCACTGATGAACAATCTTTCATCATCTTCCACCAAAACAGTAGAAGATGCTTTTGAAGTTGCACCAATAATAGTTTCTCCGTTTTCAAACTTACCAGTGGTTCCGCTCCCTGACTCGAAAACTATTCTATCATACTCATTAAGGCCTCCAAAGTTTGTTCCATTTAAAACAAGATAGTTTGTTGAAACAGTCTCTAGCAGAATTTGATCAACCGTTCCAAGAATGGTCAATTCTCCAGATTCTAAAAACTTATAATAAGCTTCTAAGAACTGAACAAAGATAGGATGATCAGCCTGAATAAAATCAGGAACTTGGCCATCTATCAGTGGAGATATTTTTGTAGTTAGTGCGGAGTCAAAAGGCATTTTTAGTAACCTGAACTTCCAGAGGAACTAGAACTTGAAGAACTAGAACTAGATGTGCTACTACTACTACTACTACTGGTAGTACTGGTAGAAGCCGTTGTGGTTGTAGTTGCAGTTGTACTAGTTTCAACTGCTGCGGGTGCAGAACTAGTTCCTGTTACCGTTCTATTTGCAGGTGCGGCAATAAATGCAGCTGCACCGCCTTGATCACTTGTTGCAATAGAATCAATCTCACCTATTACAGTAGTGTTTACCAAATCAATTGAAAGTATTTGATTTCTTAATGCAACAATATCATAGGAATCTGGAACAACTGTCAATCTGATCTTACTTGACGCCACACCATCAACATTAGAAATAGCAGTAAATATTGTTGACGAAATGCTAACAGCTCCAGTAGTATAACTAATTGTACCGAGAGTGTTGTTTGTATAGGTTCTTGTTGCACCTACCAAATAATAACTCCGAATATTTCCCTTCCCGTCATCATCAAGAAACTGTTCATTACTATTTCCACTTATTTTAAATCCTGTAGAACCCAAGACACCACCAGAACTTGCATTGTGACCACTATGTGGATAATATAATTTATTGTTGTAATATAGATTGTATGAAGTTGCAACTGACAATACAGGTGTAAAGTATTTTGCAATTCTAGGAATAACTGTGCTACTCAAAATTGAGTTATCCGTATTATCAACTTGGCCAAGAATTTGTGAATGTCTAAACAATGAATCAAACTTACCTAACTCTACAGTATCATAATTGCTAATTGATGTTCTAACTTCAGCAACCAAAGTGTCTTTTGTCTTAGTGGTTGCAGAAGAGTTATATTTAAAACTGGCTGTTAGTATTATGTATAGGTAGTCTGGATCAACAACAACTGGTGTAATTGAAGCAACTGTATATGGAGATAGTTCAGATACTAATGTTACTTTTTCTGAATTTGTCAAGTTAGTTCCTAAATTATTAGTTACTGATAAAAACACTTTACCATATTCTGGTGTTGATACAACTCCTAAACTTGAATCGAATGAACCATTCTCTCCCCCAAATACCTGTATGGATTTTGCGTTGGGATACAATTTTCTAACATATACTTTATAATCATTTGCAGTAACACATCTACCTTGAGCTGCATAATCCAATGGCGCAGCTAATTTGATTGAATCAATACTTTCGGCTGCAGCACCTCCATTTGCAGAAAGAATGGTTGAAACTGTAACATCCGTTACGGTATTGATTGCTGTTGAATTTGTAAATGCAAACGCACCGTTAGCCTCAGCAATATTTGTAACCACATAATTTAGAGTAACAATATTGCCATCTGACACTTTCTTACTAACAACTCCATCACCAAAATATATTTCAAAGAAACCGTCTTCTATCTCTTGTAAATAGTAAACCGAACTAGCACCTGTTAACTGTGTAATGTCTGTTGCCTTAGTATAGGTAAGAGTTGTTGAATCAGATGATGAGTTTTGAACTTTAACAATAAGTGTTCTTGTATCCGCCTTATTATCTGTTAATATAAATCGTTGATTTGTATCATTGACATCTACAGTATATCTTTGTGTTATATAAGTTCCCTCATAAATTGGGATATTACTAAACGTGATACCAGAGCCTGTTTGGGTTGAAGAATAATCTGATGTAGTAACAAACTGATATGTGATATTATCAATTATAGTTTCAAAGACTTGACCAGCTTGCATAGTTGCTGTTCCAAGGGCTCGGTCATTTAATTTAATATCCACAGTTGCCTTGGGAGCATTGACAGATCGTGTTTCGTACCCTAAAGTCTTTGCATGGGACACAACACTAGAACGCAACGCTGCACTGTCAATGAACATTTCATTCGCCAACATGTTTGCATGAAAACCAAGATAGTGTGTGTTATACGCCAGAACGTCTAACAAAGCATTTATTCCCGAACCCTCAAAATCATAGTCAAGAAATTGATTTTGATTTTTCATAAAGGTCTTTAAATTATCCTTTACTGTATCAAAATCAAAACCAGTAATTTCCATTTTTGTGTTATCTGCCATTACCGTAGAACCTCCAGTGTTAAGGACAAGTCAACTGCCTCACTAGGCCCATTTAAAATAAAAAATCGTATAGAAACATCGTAAGTATTATTATCTAATAGTGGTCTTACACTTATCGTATCAATAGCTACACGAGGCTCATAGTTATTGATTACATCCTCAATTGCTTTTTTGACTGCGATAGACGTTAACGGCGTTACAAGTTCAAATAACAAATCACGAACACCGGAACCAATTTCTGGATGAAATGGTTTCTCATAAAAATTAGTTAATACAAGATTTCTCACAGAACGTTTAACCGCTGTTACATTTGTTAGTACATTTATATCATTGTCCCTTGATCGTTTAATAAAAAATAAATCTAAGTCACTATATGCCCGGGCAATAATAGGCGAATTATTAGTACTCTCAAAATCTTGAAATGCTGAGGGGTCTCTAAAATTTCCTGTTTTTTCTACGGTAGCCATTATTACTCCAAGCCTTTTTAATTATTTATAAAGCTTTACGAAAGATCATACAAGACCTTAGCCGGTATATAATCATTAGTTTCTGCATCAGCAACTTTTATCTCCGATATAACAGCATCAATATTTTCATACCAGTAGTTCAAAAACTTATGAACTCTTGGTATCTCTGGAACTACATCTCTAGTTTGCCATGTAAACTCTTGTAATATATTATTATAGTCCGGCATCCAGTATAGTATGTCAACCGTAACTATGCTCTTCCTACGCAAAATCATGGTCCTGCAAAGGTGTTTGCACTTCCAGTTGCAACAGATGTGCAACCAGAAATAGCATCACCTATCCTTCCACAACCCTTTCCGTTTATAAAGACCGTTGTTGATCCTGTAGCTATAGGTGCAGCATGAACTGGACAAGGTGCTGGTGGTAAAAGATGTGGTGTATTGACATCACCCTGTCTTGATATACCTGTACCATTTACAATTACGTCAGGGCTTAACGCAGACCTTAGTGGCGTAGAACAGTGAGGTATATCTGCATCTACGCTGTTTCCTCTACAAATTGCAGGCATATTAAACTCCTACACCTTGTGTGAATGCTATAATAGATGGTCCAAAAATAGATATAGACCAGATAAGCAAACCCAAAGTTATAATAGATGCAAACATCCATTTGTTAGATGTCTTAGTTGTTGCCATCTTCAGCGCTAACATTTCATTTCCAAGTACTCTAATACTAACTTCAAAATCTTCGTTATCTGATTCACTCATATCCCTCTCCTCAACTACTTGCGTTATTCAGTCTCTCTCTAGTCATTAGAACTTGCAGTTTATGATTCCAAAGTTCAATCTCTCTATGTTCTTCTTCCGCATGACCATCACCACTAACGTGAGGCTCCACCATTGGTTCGTGGTAGTGTCCAACAACATTTGTATCAGAAGCTGTTTCTAACACCAAATGATTTTCCGAAGAGGTAGTCCAGTTCTCTGGAACAATCCTGCCAGGAAATCCTGTACTACCACTTTCTAGTTGCATCTCATTATTATCAACCTGTGTTCCTAAGTCTGGTAAAAATTTGATAACATGTTTTAGTGTAGTTAAAGGAATCAAATCATAGTCATCATACACTACTGTTTCATTAGAGGAATTAATTATGGTAAATACATGTGCCATATTATAATCCTATGGGTTCAAGTTAATGTTTGGTCCACCAGTGATTGTAATATCACCACCAGAAGTATGCGTCCACGTTGATCCTGTTGTACCAGCCCATGTAGTCTTGAGATCGTAAGTAGTAGACGATTGGACTGTAAGAGACTCAGTTCCAACAATTTCTGTTTTCCTAAAGTCTTTACCCTTATCTGTGCCATATGTCTCCGTAACATTGCGTTGCACTGTATGGGTAAGCTTACCAACTACTGTATTATTATGAAAATGTTCATCTATCTTAGTTCCATAAGTCTCTGTTACGTTTCGCAATACCGTATCGTTGGTGCTACCTGTTACAAGTCTTGTATGAAAATGTTTATCTATATCTGTACCATATGTCTCAATTACATTCTTTTCTACTGTCTCTTCTCGTTCACCATGAATAAGTGTTACATGGTGATGACTGTCTAAGTTTGTTCCGTATGTCTCATGGACATTGCCCAAGACTGTCTCATACTTATTGCCGTCAACCTGTATATTCCAATCACCTTTGATATAGGTCTTACAGTTTGACTCGATGGTAAGGTTTACATCACCCTTGATATTAACAAAGTTGGTTCCAGCTATAATCTCGTAATCATTACCAACAACTCTAGTATGTTTATTACCGTCAGCATCAATCTCATAGAATGTCCCTGATGTGTGATACTCATGGATACGTTCTGATCCTGGCGTATCATCAAACTCTTTGATATGTCCACTTTCAGTTTCAAAGACATGGTTATATGGATAAACTGCTGCGTACCTAATCGTTCCACTTTTATTCGGGTCAGTGGTCTTAGGTTCATTCCATTTTTCATTAGTCAAAGTTGAATCTGTTTTATTCATCAATGGATTAATGGCATCGGCAGTTTCGCTTGCATCAACAGATTCTGGTGATCCAGCTGCTGGAATAGGATGAACAGCTTGATCGTTTATATCAGAGGTTTCTGCAATAAAACTAGGACGGGAAGCAGAATTTGGGCCTATTGATTGCCCGGCCATGGTTGGATAGTTGCCTGCTGCATCAAGAAACACATCATCTTTTTTGACTTTGTTACCATATATGTCAACACCAGAATTTCTTGGGGTATCATCACTATAGTTTATGTTATCTTCTCGAGCAGTTTGATCAGAATGAGGAAGCATAACTCCAGTTAGGGCTATACTATCCTTTGCTGCAAGTACTCCATGACCAGCATTCCTTGCAAGTCTATTGGTATCCGCCTCTCCAAAAGTGTGACCAGAAGATCGGCTGAATACACCTTCTTCATCATCCTCACCATTAACAAATGCCCCTAATGGATATGGACCATAGGATTGTTGGGAGTATTTGGGGTCATAGTCTTCAATAGTTCCACCAGCCTCGCCTGGATTGTAGAACTTTCCATCCTTATCTTCTTTTGCGTACTGTTTTTTACCTTGAGTATTGACTTGCTCAGATTTCTTATGTCGAGGATCATTGAACCCTGCACGAAAATTAGCTGGATTTTCTGGTATACCTGGCAGAGTACCAAGGACAATAGGTTGTTGTTTTTCTTGGTCACGAAAGAACCCCATGACCCAAGTTCCTTCAACAAGGAAGGATGGTGTTAATCCCATACCATGCATAGCAGGGTCAGTCACGGGATGCATCACATGGGCCCATGGCAAATCAGATGTTGGAATAGCATTTTGATTGTTTGAATGCCACCCAACGCAACGAACCCGAACACGGCCAAGTTGCTCGGGGTCATACCTGTCTTCTACTACACCCATCCACCAGACAAAACCATCTAGGCCCATATAGTTAATTGGGACATCCACCATTATAAATCTCCTTTATAGATATATTTATAATGATTAATGCAAGTCAGGATCACGCCCTAATCTTTTACCTTCTGGGTGAAACCAGTGATACGACTCAATTGTGCAACCTTCTTGACCGCCTTCAATTAAGTTGGCGAGAGCATAGGAGGCCTCTTCTTCCGTAAGATTGTCAAAAAGACAATCTATTTTGGTTTGAATAACACGATATCTAAGCATGAAATGATATTTAGTAGTTTAGAGTCTCTTAACATTGCCTCTGGAACCATGAACAGATCGCCATTGACCCAATCCACGGTTTTCTAGTAACTGTAAATGAGAAAATGGACTCATTGTCAGATTACCAGCAACAACAATACGGTCTTCACCTACATGTTTTGGAACAGAATGGTTGACCCAGCCTGGGAACATGACCATGAGTCCTGTCTTTGGATGAATTGATTCCCTACCTTTGCCTGGATGAATACATCTATCAAACATCAAAGGGGCAGACCCTTCGGGACAACTTACATAGTAAACAAAACTCCACAGCTGCGGCCAATGGTTATGCATGATCGTGTAATCGCCTTCCCTATAGATTGCTCCCCAACAATCATACGGAATCATATCAATCTGGTGAGGATTATTATGCGCTGCCAGTTCCAATGCACGATTACAAACCCACTGGAATCCCTTGCTACTGTCTTGCATGAACCAATCGGTCATAGAAGCCTTCACATTGGTCTTCTTCTGCTGGGCATCACCCAACTCTCGTATCTGTCGCTCAAGATTTTCATTCAAAGACATGTCTTGATCTTCATGAACCTCTTTGCTTGCATAGGCTTCCAGATCAAGAGTAATGATGGGAAAATTCTCACAGAACTGTTTCGATAAGGGATGCTTATCAAACATCGTTGAAATGGTTGGTTTAAGACTCTTCGCCAGTTCTGCCAGACTCATTTAAGGCCTCCTGTATTAATGTTGTCTTATACGCAATGACTTTTTCTAGACGATTGATACGGTTGCGAACATCCTTTCGCACACTCCGTTTTGAAAATGACTCGGTCAATTGTTCCAATTCTTCAGTGAGACTTTTCAAATTACGCATATGAAGCTTCTTTTCCTTATCAGGAATATCAAAAGGAACCTTGCCAGAGATTACATCTGCAACCCAGGCCTCTTGTGTTTTGTCCATATATTTTAACTTCATTTAATTACTCCCTTTATCCAAATTAGGCAGATTAATAACCTCGTTCAAATAGATATAATCAGAATACTCTCTGCCCTTAATCTCAAAGTATATAGATTCCATGTCCTTGTCTTTAACAGGCACATACATCTTCTTTTTCTTAGACCAGTAACAAGCCCACTCTGTTTTGCCATTCTCGTTCTCTGAAACTAGCCACTTCACATCATCAAACTTATCTGAACTGATATTCACAGCTATGCCAGATACCATTTCTTTGTATTCATTCATATAGAAAACTTTTTCGCCTATCACTTTAACTTCTCCTTTGGATAGTGCCACCACCCTGTAGTCATATATTTCGTTGCACTGTGCACAGGATTTCCACGGTGCTGAAACGTCCATCCGGCAGGGAACATACATCCAAGTCCCTTTCGAGGCCGAACCCTCATCTTCTCATACAAGAACTCTGTC